TATACAAAGTGTATGGCCTTGCCTTCGCTTTGACTAAGGTATTGGTTGAAGACGGCGACCATATTCGTATCGGTCAAGTATATGCACGTCACTTGGCACAATCTTTGGTGGAAACTAAAGAATTGTTAGCCGCTAACGTGTTGAATACAGCTTTCAACTCTGCCTATCCGGGCGGCGATGGCGTGTCTTTGATTAACACTGCACACCCAATCGTAAACGGTACATTCAGCAACCAGTTAGCTACAGCCGCTGTTCTGTCACAAACATCTTTAGAACAGATGTTGATTCAGATCCGTCAAGCAGTAGACAACAACGGTAAGCGTATTCGTTTGGTTCCACGTCAATTGATCGTGGCTCCGGGCAATATCTTCCAAGCTGAAGTATTGTTGAAATCTGTATTGCGTACTGGTAACGCAAACAACGACATCAACCCAATCAAGTCTATTGGCTTGCTTGACGAAGGTGCCGCTGTATTGTCACGTTTGACTTCATCCACAGCATGGTGGGTTCAGACCGACGCTCCTGAAGGCTTTAAGCTTCTGATGCGTCGTCGTTTGGAGAAAACCATGGAAGGTGATTTCGAGACCGACACAATGCGTTATAAGGCTACTGAGCGTTACGATTTGGGCTTTACTGACCCACGTTGTTCGTACGGTACACCCGGTATTTAATGCTGTAGGGGTCGGCGTAAAAACCGACCCTTTTTAAAATTTATTTATGTCAAGCTTTTCAAGGAGTAGACAAAATGCCACAATTCGGTGATGATTTATTCTTAGGTGGAAATAGCGGTCAGACCTATATGGGTACTGGGCCACAATCAGCTACTTCCGTTTTTACAGGTTCTATTACAACTACAACTTTGACTGTTAATGCTTTGTTGTCAGGCGACCCATTGGTTGTCGGTCAATACATTACTGGCTCAGGCGTAACAGCTAATACATACATTACAGCTTCATTAGGTCAAAATTCTAGTGGACTCAACACATACACATTATCTGCTTCTACTACATCAGTAAGTTCAGTAACTATGTATGCCGCAGGTAATGCATTGTTAGGAGATCCATCCCCAATGTCTTTAGGTGTTGGCCCATTAGGTCGTATCTATATTTGGGACACAATTCCACAAACATTGCAAACAGCAAATATTGCCGCTTCTCAAGCTCCAGCCGCATCAGGTTCATTGACTCTGACAGCAGGTACTTCTGCTAAGTCTTTTATTCGTGCAGATGGTACAACTGTTATTCAGTTGGACGTTCCCCGTGCTTTGCAAGTTAACTCTTCAACCACTGCTCGTACATTCACAGTAAGCGGTTGGGATTACTATGGTCAGCCAATGACTGAGAGCATCGTTGTTGCTACTGCAGGCACACCTAAGTTTGGTAAAAAAGCTTGGTATCAAATCTCAAGCGTAACCATTTCAGGTTCTGCAACAGCCGTAACAGTTGGTACTACTGATATTTTAGGTTCTCCAGTTCGTATTATTGATGGTGGTTACATCATTGATCCGGGTTGGGCTGGTGCATTAGCTCCTGATACTGGAACATTCGTAGCCGCAGATACAACCAATCCTGCTACAAGCACAACTGGTGACGTTCGTGGTACTTACCAACCATCTTCAGCAACCAACGGTTCAAGCCGCTTAGTTATGTCGATTGCAGTTCCAGCTATCGCTGTAGGCCCTAATGCAACACGCACTGGTGCTCTTGGCGTAACCCAAGCTTAATAGGAGACAAAAATGTCTGAATTTAAACCAATGGTAAAGATGTACACCGATGAGCCTTCAGTATCTTTGAAACTCAAAAAAGGTGGCAAGGTCAAAGCCAAGCATCACAAAGAAGGTGGTGAGCATCATGGTCATAAGAGCATGGAGCATCACGCTATGGGTGGTATGCATCACGCTTTTGAATCAGAGCATGGCAAAGCCCCTAAAAAGCCTTCAATGATGGAGCGTATGAAGGCAATGAACCCTAATCAGTACAAAAAGGGTGGCAAAGTTGCTCATAAGGTTATGGGTGGCGGTATGCCAATGGCTAATCCAGCAATGGATCCTGGTCGTGCTCCTATGACTCCAATGGGCCCTAAAGCAATGGGTGCAATGCGTCCAATGGGCCCAACAGCTTTAGGTCAAATGGCTCCAGCTCAACGTAATGCTCGTGCAATGCAAGTTCGCAAAGCACTTACAGGCATGAAAAAAGGTGGCAATGTAGATCACAAGGAAATCGAGAAGTTGGAGAAAGAACTCCATCATCACGAGAAGCTTGATATGAAACATGCTCACCCACAGCGTAAAGCTTCAGGTGGTGCTATCGACCGTGATGAAACCCGTACAACTATTGAAAAAGGCACAAAGAAATTTGCCAAGACTATGGTTGTAGATGGTGATCATAAAGATCGTGCACATGGCACTGGTGAGATCCATGAAGATCGTCCAGCAGGCTACAAGCATGGCGGTAAAGTTCATCGTATTTCAGGTCATCCTGAAGGTTCACATGAGCATCACAAAGCTATGGCTAAACATCACAAAAAAATGTGTGATGAAACTGGCTCTGCACACCATGCTCGCAAGTGCGAAGAGCACAAGCATATGGCTAAGATGTGCAAAGGTGGTAGCTATGCCAAAGGTGGTACAACTGGTGATCGTACCCCTGCTGATACTCATGAGTCATACAACAAGGGTAAAACCAAGTTTGGTGGCACTATTGAGGACAATGAGCACGATTATGAAAATACTCAGATGCATTCTGCTAAACCTGATCGTGGACAAAAATCCACAGGTGGTGTAGCAATGAGTAATGCTGGTGGCTTCAAGCATGGCGGCAAAATGCATCACAAAGCAACAGGTGGTGCAATTCCAGCGGCTACTGAGAAGAACAAGAAGGAAGGTCATTTTAAGCATGATGCTATAGAAGGCGGCGATTGGGAAAATCGTGCGGCTGATACAGCGACCGCTGGCGTTAAAAACACACGCACTGGAGAAGTAAAAGAATCCAATGCTGGTGGTTTTAAGCGTGGAGGTCATGCTTCAAAAAAGCACTACGCCACGGGCGGTAATGTTGTCGATGATGGTAAGGCAGTAAAAATGCCTCGTCATTTCGTCAGCCGTCCCGTGGCTAATAGCCTCCAGTCCGGTACTTTTAAGACTGGTGGTGGAGTAAAAAAGCTCGCTAAGGGTGGTCGTGAGGAGAAGGAGGAAAAACCCAACCTCCGGTTAATTTCTACGCATCAATGAAGAGGTAATTAAGTCGGGGGGCTTCGGCTCCCCACTTTTAAAGGATAAATTATGAGTAATGGAATTGTTTCATCAGTTACCCGTGGTGGTGCAACTGAGCCATTTGATCTTCAAGTAGCTCGTGGTCAAATTTTAGGTCACAGTATTGTTAGCGTGTTTGGATATAACGGCAACATTACATCGTCAACTGCACCAACAACTGCACCTATTCCAATGTGGGAAAACGCAACTGCGTATACATTTCCGACATCTGCGGCAACTTTGACAGTTGTAAGTACATCAGCATCTGACAATACTTCAGCATCTATTTTGATTAGTGGTTTAGATGCAAGCTATAACCCTCTTTCAGAAACATTGTTCTTGAATGGAACAGCCGCTGTAACTTCTGTAAATAGTTACTACAGAGTTAATAGTGTAGTTATGGTATCTGCTGGTACAAGCCAAGTTACCAATGTAGGAACAATTACGTTTAAACAAGGTACAAATATTGTTGCCCAAATCAACCCTAAAGTTGGTAAAAATCAAGCAAGTATTTATTCTGTTCCTGCTGGATACACATTCTATTTAAATGAAGTAGAAGTTAATTCAGACAATACATTGGGTAGTGGTAATGGCATGTATTACAACGTACAGCAAACTGTAAATGGCGTGCAATACAATGTATTGACACAAGGTTTTAGCTCTGTTTATATAATCGATAGATCATCTGCACCATTTCCTTACCCACAAAAATCAGATATTCAATGGCAAATTGCTACAACTAGCTCAACAGCTATTTTGTCCGGAGCAATTATTATTGGTAAATTGATTCAGAACAACAACAATACAACTGGCGTAGGCACTTAATCATGCCAAGCAAATCCAAAGCTCAACATAATTTGATGGAAGCCGCCGCTCACACCAAGGGTGGATATGGTGGCGTACCTCAAAAAGTTGGTAAAGAATTTGCAGAAGCAGATGAAGGAAAGAAGTTTAAAGGTGGCGGTTTGTATGAAAACATTCATCGTAAACAAGAAAGGATTAAGCGTGAAAAAGCTAAAAGATTACCTATCGAACATATGCGAAAAGTTGGTTCAAAGGGTGCTCCAACTAAAGACGCTTTTGTCCAATCTGCTAAAACAGCTAAGAAAAAAGTAGGCGGCTGTGTATGGTAAGCCCTATAAGCAAAACCACAAAAGGTAAAAAACGTCATTACCTTAGCACCAAAGAAGGTGCTGGTATGACCGAAGCTGGTCGTAAAGCTTATAACGCAAAAACTGGCAGTCATTTAAAAGCTCCACAGCCTGAAGGCGGTTCGAGAAAAAAATCATTTTGTGCGAGAATGTCAGGCGTAGTGGAGCATTCAAAAGGCGATGCAGAACGTGCAAAAGCATCATTAAAACGATGGAAATGTCCAGGCTGGTAAAGGAGAAATCATGGCAAAAGATAACAAATTTAAATCACATGTTTATGATACTAAAACTGAAGAAATTCATAGTACATATCCAACATGGAAAAAAGCCACAAATGCTATGGAAAGATTAAATAATGAGCATGAAGGTTATGAAACTCCTGGCAATATTATTCAGCATAAATATGGTGCCAAACGTGATGGATATAAGCATGGTGGTGATATTGATTTAAAAAAATGTAAAGTTTCAACACACGAAAAATGCAAATCTTGTAAAGATTGGTAATCAATCATGGCTTATAGCGGAACAGTTGGACAAACAGTTGTCACAGTACAAAACTTTATTGACCAAGGTGCCCGTCTAGCAGGCAAGTTGGCAGAAGAACTCACGATTGAACAAGTCCAAGGTTCCAAGCAGGCTTTGTTTTTTGTCC